GATTCACCTTGGCTTTCGCTATCTGTTGATACCCTTGCATAAGCACACACTCTTTTCTTTTTGCTTTCCTTCTTTATGCTGGGTTCAATAATCCTTACACGCATTCATTTTACTCCTTTCTATCAATTTTGTACTACTATATATCACTCTGAAGGTGATATAAGTCAAGTTGTATATTTATCTAATTTTTATATTACGCAACACCTGTCTAAATGTATGCAATAATATTATATATACTTAATAAAATATATTAAAACACAATGTAAAATGACACGCTGAAGCATGTCATTTCTTATGCAAAAATACGTATGATTTTGTCTTCAATTTCACCTATAATTTTGAACTTTGAACATGTAAATTAAACACTTAAACTTCTTTTGATATCTTTATTTTTCGTATAAGATCTAATTACTTTTTAGCGTTATTTCATAGGGATGGTGAAAGTGTCTCCACCATTATATCTATTGCAAACCCATTCCCAAGCCCTGCAGCGCTTTTCAAGTTCAAGGCTGTTTACAGGGTCTTTTATATAAGTTAGCTTAAGTTCCTTTTCACTCTGAAGCACTATGCAAATCATGTAACTATCTTTCTTCTGATTTGCTTCAGAGTACTCATTATTGGTCATTGTAAAAATACCATTGTCACTGGTTACGGATTTAACCTCAATGTACCTTGTAATTCCGTCAGGTGTTATGCTCTCTACATCATACCCAAGGTTCTGAACGCTTACATCCCTTGCGTTATTGCCCATGCTTTTTTCAAGTTCCACTACAATGTATTCCGCAGAACGCCATCGGCTTATAAAAGGAATATAACTGGCACCATCTTTCTTCTGATCTTCTTCTTTTGATTTTCTGGATGCTGACCAGGAGAAGGTATGCGTTTCTTTCTTTTGGCTATCTTCAACATTTTCCGAACTTTTGAACTTGAAAGCCTTGGCAGCTGATTTTGAAAGCGATAAACCAAATTTATTATCGAACCACTCAAGATCTGTTGAAGAGAACAGGTTTTCCACAATCCCATCTATAAAATCTTTTTTGAGAATAATCTCGCTTGATTTTAAAAGTGAAAGTTCCTGTATTGTAACAACTTTACCATGATTATATAAAAGGCACTTTTTAACTTCCGATTCTTTGGTGCTCTTTTCATAAGGCATCTTCATTAGTCTTATAAGGTTACTGTAGAGTTTGCCGTATAATTTTCCATTAATATTTTCTACAGTTCTAGAATCCTGAAGTATCTTGATTAAGTCCTCTGCACAAACAGTGTTTGAGCTGTACTTAGCAAGAAACATATCCATGCTAGGATAGGTCTCACTTAATTTAAATGGAGGGCAATATCCGTCAAGATAACTGGAAAATTCTCGGACTATCTTGTATTCTGAAGGTTCGAGCCATGTAGGCTTGGGTTTGTAGCTACCAAGCTTTATTCTCACACCTTTTCCATTTTCAAGCCATATACCGCTGCTTAAAAGTTTCTCCAGTCCTTCTGTAAGCTTGATGGCGGCCTTGGAGAAAGAACTTCTCTGCATAAGCATTTTGAAAATATCGTCAGATACTCCAGTTATTCTGCCGTTAACAACTTCGCAGATCAAGTCAAACATCATATGGGAGCTTGCTTCCACTGCTCTTGTGGTTTCATCATCAAATGTAAGATGTTTTCTCGAAGGATCTGTGGAGAAATCACTGTTTATTTTAAATCCATATCCGGTTTTCTCAAGTGTTGGAAGGTAACAGTGGAAAGTTGCCTCACTATCATCACATCTCACAAGTGTACCATCCTCGGAAATTCTAAAAGCTATGTCAGATTTCTTGCCTTTATAGCTTCCCCTAAATACTGCCCATGAATCATTCCTGCTCTTTTCGGTTATTGATATAATGGAACTGCTTGAGCCTTTAACTCTTTCTATGTTGAATCTTTTCTGTAGATTCCTTGAATTGAAGTCAGCTTCCGTAATATTATTAAGAAAGATGAAGTATCCGCTGTCTACTTCTTTAATCTCATCCTCAATCAGTTCCCTTTGAGCATCAACAAATATGAAGATGGTGGTGTAACCTTCTTTTTTCAATTCCTCAATGCTCTCCTGAACACTTTCAGAAAGATCAGAATATTCTACCATAAATGGTATTCTAACTACAGGAATTTTATTTTTATCCGTTACTTTGAGCACCTTGGCACAGCGTTTTTTTGAGAATGTAAATACAATTTTGGAGGAATATATAAGTATTTCTTTTCCTATATTGCTTGTACTTTTAAAACCTATGCCCCTATAGCCTATAGAAGAGCCTCGTATTTTTGTACTTGAGCCGGAACGGCATATGCTCAAAACATCTTTATCTGTAAATTCATTCCCATCATTTGCAAATAGTATATGATTATCTCTATAGAAAAGCTTGACTCTTTTTGAACCTGCATCATCAGCATTCTGAATAAGCTCTATTATTATTCGATTTCCATAGCTTTCTGCTATATATTTTTCCATTGCAGCCAAATCCTCAAGGAGTTTTGGCGAACTTTGAGCTTCATTTAGAAATTCTTTCTGTATTTTTGCTATAGTATCCTTTAACAAAGTATATCATCCCCTCAGCAATTGGTTGTCTTTAGTTTACATATAGTCTATAAGCATTGTTGTAAGAGTGCTTCGGAAGCCCTTGTCTTTTATCTTTCCTATGCATGAAAGAAGCACCTCTACCATCTGTTCATCAATATCGTCTCCAAATTCTTGTTCCATTTGATTTATTGTTGATTTTAACAGATCGACCTGGCCCCACTCAAAACCACCCCACTCTTTTTCCAGTTTAAAATATTCTACATAATAAGACAGTATATTATAAGCCTCATCATACTTCTTATGTCTAAATAAGGTTGTTATTATATATTGATAACCAAATGGTGTTGCACGACTATCTTCCGCGTTCTTATACAGTTTTGCCAGCGCTTTTTTAACTTCCGGATCTAGAAGAAAGCCGCTAAAAGCTAGATTTAAATCTGCGTTTTCATCATCTACATATTCATTAAATTCAATACATTTTTTAGGATTTTTAGAATTCATAATAACCCATTTTAACATCTCAAGCCCTATATTATAGTCTCCGATAGATTTTAGCATCTTCTGTATTATCTTGCATAATCCTTCATCATTCTTTAGTGGGTCTTCCCTTAGGACCTCGAAATTTTCTATGAGCAGTTCCTTTTTCTTATCGTTACTTATTCTTCCCATAATCTTAAAGCACCTCTCCGTCATTTACTTTATACATCTTTATTTTAATATCTAATGCATAGTTTATCAATTAAATGGATAATATAGTTTTTATAAATCGGATAAACTTTATAAAAATTATAATTTATGCACTATTTTATTATATCCTTATATCAACTTTGTTGTATTGTATAAACTATAACTGTTAGTGATGCTTTTAAAATTTTCATAAGAGAATAAAAAATATAATGATTTAATACTCAATATTACTCTTTATTTTACTCAACATAGTATTGTGATGTCTTATCAATGTCAACTTCAGTTTACCATCCTCCATATATTCCTCCAAATTTTATAAAATACTTTGAATAATAAGACACGTTAATTTACCATTATGACATTTCATAATCATAGTTCTCATTTACAAATTAATGGTTATCTACAACCTTACCTTTGGCATTCAGCATACCCACTGTAGTCTTTATAATATTATAAATATCCTCTTCAGAGAGACCTGTACATTTTGCAGCTATTTCTTCAGCCGCCTTTGCGTGTTTTTCTGCAGCATCCCAGGCAAGTTCCTTTCCTAGCTGTTCTACTTTATAAACTATATCTTGAGCTACTTCTTTTGCGTGATTGTATTCTTCCAGACCTATCTGTGCTTTTAGATCGTCCTGTTTCTGGTTTATATAGGCTAACTGCTTATTATAAAAAGAATTTTTATCCTCTTTTATTTTCTTTAGTAAAGCTGTTCCATAAGTTAAAATTCCAGTGATTAACAAGTACAACACATAAGAAATAATGTAGTTTCTATCCATTTTCTTTTCCTCCCTTAGATTATCTTAATAGAGCTGATAAGGTTAGCGGTCCTACTATTCCATCTGCTGTTAATGCCCTTTTAGTCTGAAAATTTTGAACTGCAGCTAAAGTGCAGTATCCAAAATCCCCATCAGCACCGCTTGGACCGCAGCTGAAACCTAAATCAATTAATCTTTCCTGTATCCATTTAACTAGTTCTCCTTTTGATCCTCTTCTAATCAAAGTCAGCTTTGCAATTGCACTGCTTGTGCAAGGTCCTGCTATGCCATCTACTATGAGTGCATTGCCATTATTATCTTTAACTCCAAAAGTATTGCATAGCTTTTGAATAGAAGCTATTATTGGATTAGAAGAAGTTGAAACTTGTTGTATAGTTGTTGAAGCACCTTGACCGGTTATAGCCTTAATTATTGCATTGGCAATATCATTAGCATTATACCTATTCATATCCTCCTCGGAATCTACAAAAGAGCACTCTACTAAAACACAAGTCATATTGGTTCTATTTACTACATAAAGATGGCTTCCATCCTTAACTCCTCTATTTGTATATCCCAAGGTCTCCATTTCAGCACATATCTTATTTGCATATTCTCTGCCCTTTGCACTTACAGCATAAACTTCTACTCCTTTTCCTCCCCCACAATTAAAGTGAATGCATCCATGGAGTTCTGAACCGCTGGCATTTACCTTATCACATCTAAATTGAAGAGAGCTTCCTACATTATTAAATACCTTTCCATAGGGAGTACCATCTACAGCATTATGCCCAAGTGCTCTAAGCTTTGGTATTATTAAACCTACTACTTCCTTTGTTAAAACATCCTCCTGTCTTATTCCTGCAGCTCCCGTGTCTGGAGTACAGTTGTGTCCTGCATCAAAAGATAATATCATGATTCATTCCTCCTATTTTCCTAATAATTTTACGGCACCTACAATGGCACCAAGTATTATAATAGAAAGACCTGCCAGCTTTATGAGTTCAATCATAATAGACTGCCAGGCCTTTATATTTGTATCATTTTGTGGTTCAGGTAAAATTTTTATTTCTTTTACTGATTGCTTTATATCTGTAATATCTTCTTTAATCATTTTCACATAAACTCTTGTTTCTGCCATTCCTGTTTCTAGATTTCTTATTCGCTGCTCCTGAATACATTTATGCTCATCCATTAAATCACTTCCCTCGTATTTGAATAGATATAATTAGCCTACTCATAATATAAGAAAACTTATCTCAGTTATATCAATGAGCAGGCATATCTAGTGGATATACATAATCCACAGTTAAATCATATTGTATTTTCATTGTATTTGTAGAAGTTTTAGTTACCGGTGATACTAGAAGTGTATGTGCAAAAGCAGGAACTAAATATGAAGCACTTAAAGTTCCATTATTTGTATTAATTATTATAAATAGCTGAGTATCTTCATCCCATCTCAAATAGTAGTAATTATACTTAAATATATCAGAATTTGAAAAATTGCCTATATTTCCACTAATTGATGACATAACACTTAAATCACTTTCATTTAAAACTGAAATAGTTCCAATTAAATCACCCAGTTTAACAAATATTTTTCCCTTTGATTTAAGTCTTGATAAACTAATATAATAAGAAGAGTAAGCTACAATATCTATAGTTTTATTATAAGTGCCATCAGACTTATTATATACTGCTATAGCACCTCTATTTGACGTTCCATTTTGAGATGCACCTCTATAAGATATTAGAATATATGCATCAGTAACACATATATCCGAAACTGCTGAAAAAGTATAAGGTGAAGTTTTTGAATAAGAATTTAACAAATTAAAATTCTTATCATACTTTTTAAATGCTCCACTACTTAAGGCAACCCAGTAGGTTTCATCAGTTTTATCATATTCAATTGCATAGACTGGAAATGGTAGCACAATATTATCTTTTGGCATATAAGTTCTTTTATCAATTACGTATAAGGTTGTAGAGCCAGAAGTTGTAGTAGCATAGTTGTATATATTATTATCATCAACGCATATTGAATTTACAGTTCCACTCCCTGATGTTAATGATATTTTAGTATATAAATTATAGTACCCTGGATAATATATTGACGAGTATGACTCAGCTCCTCCCATAAGATAAATACTTTTAAAGGTTCCATTAGCTGCATTTGTTGGGAAGTCTACTACAAAGTGTTTTCTTTTACTTAAAATAATTTTACTATTTTCTTCACGAATATTGGTTAAAGTGGTTTCACTTTGATTTATTGTACCTCTCAAATTATCACTTCCAGAATAGGCATTCCAAAGATCAGCATAGCCAATAATATTTCCAAAAGTCCAGTAATCATATAAATCTTCTGGAATATCTCCATCAGTAAGCAGCATACATCTGCATGGGTTGTCAGTCTCTCCATTACAATTTGAAATAAAATTATCAATATAGTTGCTTAAAATTCTTCCACAAAAAGCATCCAAGTAGGCTGCATTAGCATATACTGGAGTTATTCTGTTTTCACTTTTTGCTTCATAGGTTTTCTTCCCTGTTAAAGCATCAAATAATTCCACTGAGAATACTCCTCTCATGGGGTATCCTGCTATTTTATTCTTGGTCATAGTTTTTAACTTTCCAGTGATTAAATCTTTGTTGTATGCTAAACTTTCTCTTACAGCCATAATCAAACCTCCCCTCTTAGCTTAAAATAATGTTGACTGCTTCCGTTATATTTCTATTTGGATTATAAACTGATCGTGGTATCATCTCTCCTTTTTGAATAATAATTGGCTCAATAATTGTTACATTTGTATTTTCACCTGAGAAAACTCTATCTGTAGAATTAATGTATAAATAATGTAGAAGTTCACTAACTTCTGCATGAGGACGCTCTGCACTTAATCCTCCCTGTAGATTTCTGCCGTCAAGCATACACTGACAATTAAAAGCTGGAATAGTAAAAGTTCCTGTATCCACAGATAAATTTATGCTTAAATAGTGAGCACCAGCTTGTACCTGCGGTATCCCTAGAGGTATTCCTATAACATTGTCACCCTGCTGTAATTTTTGTTTTGGAGTAAAGGCTATAGTCTTATTATCCAGCTTAATATTTATTGTTAAGGTATTTACTACACTGGCTGTTCCATAAATTGAAACTAAACATGTAAGATTTGTATTGCTTACTGCCGTTACCCCTAAATAAATTGCTTCAGTTGAAGCTACTGATATAGATAATAAACTTACATTTGAATAATACATCATAGCACTTAGTGCCTGTGCTACTTTATTTCCTAATTCATCGGTGGCGGTTTTAACTATTGCATTTACATCCTGTATTGGCTTTTTAGGCTGACCTAAAGTTACCTTTGTATTTAGTCCTGTTAATCTATCCCTTACTATTTTTACCACAGGCACTTTAACGTTTATATTCCATTTACTATGCTGAAGGGTTACTATATCTCCTGTATTTACAGCTTCAAGCTGTGCGTAGTTTCCATATTCCTTTGTTTTTGATAATTCTAAGAAATCAACCTCTATAGTGGTTCTTTCAAGTCCTATAGTTTCGGCAGCCTCCTGTGCTAAAGTTCTTAGTGTAGGCTCATCATCTGCATCAAATTGTACCTTTCTCACTATAGGGAATGGTGGATATTCTTCACTACTCCAATTTACAATACTTATATATTTTTCAGAAAGCTTTATTCCATTATTTCCTACAGGAAATAGCTTAGTTACTAATTCAGTGGTATCTGTGATAATATTTATACCCTGAATATTCTTGCCGTACCTTACAGTTACGCCGTTATCTTTACCTATAACTGTCAAGATTTTTATGTCATAGTTATCTCTGTATAATTCTCCCAAATTCCATCTTTCAATAATCTTGAACATGGCTTCTGAAACGTTACACTGCACCATATATAAAGTGTTTGCTAATACTATGTCACTGTCAACGGTATAGGTATTCGGTAGATCTCCTATCATAGCCTTAGTCATAGCTGTTTTAACACTGCAGTTTTCAGCTCTTGTATCCTCTATAAAATAGTAGGATAAATCATAGAAAATATGCAGTGACCATACTTTAATAATTTTATCTCTGTCACTTTTTTCATATTTATATATTCTAAAAAGCTGACCATTATCAATTTTTATAATATTGTATTTATCAAAATATATAGCCTTCTTTGAATATACTGGATACTCAATATATAGTGAATAATCTCCATTTAATTCTTCAGTAACTTCACATTTAATACATTCATCAAGCACTGCCAAACCATTATTATTGAAATTAGCTTTAGTGGTCTTTTTATTATAAATACATATCATTTATAACCACCGCCAGTTAGGTGTTATTTCTAGTTTAGTAACAGCCCCTGTCCAAGATATATTATTACTGCCTACATTAAGAATAGGAAATTCTCCATTCATCTTGTTATTTAAGTTGCTGCCATTGTCATCGTAGCAATCCTGCAAAAACGTATCTATTATTATATGTTCATTTATTCCTGTTAGCTGCAGCACCTGTGAGCCTATAGTTAAAATTATGTTTCCACTGCCAAAGACTTTTATTTTTGGTTCAGAGTATACTGTTCCAATATTATTTATTATCCCTTGAGAATTCACAGTTACAATAGAATTATCTACTTCATACTTAAAAGGTCTGCAGTTAAATATTATGGGGAACTCACTAAACAACTTATAAAGCTGACTGAAATCAATAGCATTAACTACTTGAGCAATGTACTTTTTGTCAGATTGAAAGTTAAATATAAGATCACTTTCACCGGTTTCAAAAAGCCATGCTTTTATAGCATCAATTTTATCTGCAATATTTGAATTGTCTTTTACTGAGCATTCAACGGTCAGTGTTATATCCTCATAGGTTTTTTCATCAAATCTTAAATTAGAATTTCTTCCTGGAATATTTATAGTATTTATTCTACGTTTAGGAGAAGGAAGGCTTGGTCTTTTAGCTATTAAAACTCCAAAATCATCATAACTATTTTTGCCACCAAAATTAAAACTAAGCATTCTAAACTCCTCCCTTCCCCATAGCAATTCTCTGCCTATAGAATTCTAATTCATAGGCCAATCTTTCTATGTCTTTTTCAGTGTAATTATTAAAGTTTTCAATATTTAAAATCAATCCTTTTGTATTACTTATATTCTGATCTTGATTTTCTTTATAATTACTACTACTCTGTGTTTCTACAGCTTGCGCTTTGGTATTCACTTTCATATCTAAAGAAAGACCTTTTACAGCTTCAGCTACAACATTTTTATTTCTATTTATACCTTCTGCAAGACCCATCATAAAATCAGGCATCCAGCTTTGGTAATCAGTGAGCGGTCCTTCATCCGGCACGGAGAAATGCAGATAGCTTCTTATTTTAGCTGCTAAACCGCTTACTGCATCTTCAACTCTACCAATAGCAGATCTTATACCATTTATAATTCCCTGTACAAAGTCTGCTCCATAACTCCAAGCTTTACCTGGTAAACTTGCTAAATAACTTAATGCATTATTAATACCACTTTCAATAGAGCCTCTTATACTTCCTATACTACTGCTTAACCCATCTCTCATTCTTGCAAACATGTTAGAACCATAAATATAAAGCCTTCCTGGAAGCCCAGAAAACCAATTTAAAATACCATTCCATATATTAATTACGTTTTCTTTTATATTACTGCATAGATTTATTACAGTCTCTCTTAAATTACTCCAAGCATTTACGGCTGTACTTTTAATAGCCTCCCATATATTTGTTAAAGCCGTTTTTATATTATTACCTATGTTTTGAATATCTGATTTTAGCTTTGTAAAGTTTCCTGTAACTATATCTAAAATTACAAGTACAGCACCTAAGACAATATTCTTTATGATGTTCCAGGTATTTTGAAATATTGTTTTAAAGAAATTTAAAGCTGGCTCTAGAAAAGTTTTTATACTGTTAAGTCCACTGCTTATAGTATTTTTTAAGTTTTCCCAAGCAGTTAGTGTTGCAGTTTTTACACTTTCCCAGGCATTAGCTATAGATGTTTTTATATTTTGAAATGTTAAAACTATACCGTTCCAAAGTTCAGATGCCTTAGTCTTTATGGTATCCCAATTATTATATAGAATAACTCCTATGGCTATTAAGGACGTTAT